TTATGGGATTATTGGAAACGCTAGGGTTTAAAGCTAAAGCCGAAGTAACGGCGCAATATGCCCCTGCCATTATGGATAGCACTTACGGTGCTGGCATGTACAGCTATAACAGCGGTTTATCAAATTACGGTTATGGCGTTGCGATGGATCGCAATATTGCACTTCAGGTACCCAGCGTTAGTCGCTGCAGGAATTTAATAGCCGGGGTAATTTCCAGCATCGATCTCGGATTATATAAAAAATCTACAGGTAAAAAATTAGAATCCCCGGTATGGCTAGATCAACCTGATATACGCCAACCGCTTAGCGTAACTATTGCTTACACAGTAGATGCGCTTTTATTTTATGGCGTTGCATATTGGCGCGTTACATCACTTTACGCCGATGATAATCGCCCATCAGGTTTTGAATTCGTACCAAATACTCGCGTTACCGTAACTACAAACAAGTACGGCGATGAAGTTCAATACTATGCAGTCAATGGCGTACAAGTACCTATGGATGGTATTGGTTCGCTTGTTACTTTTCAATCATTACTGCCTGGCGTATTACAAACTGGCGGCCGCACTATTCAGGCAGCCCTGGACATCCAAAAAGCAGCGGCGGTAGCAGCTGCTACGCCAATGGCCACCACGGTGTTAAAAAATACCGGTGCAGATTTACCAGAGGCGCAAGTACAAGGTTTATTAGCTGCATGGAAATCAGCTAGACAAAATCGCAGTACCGCATATTTAACTAGCACTTTAGAAGCGCAAAATATTGGCTTTAGCCCTAAAGATATGACATATAACGAAAGCAGCCAATATCTTGCTACTGAAATTGCGCGTTTAATGAACGTGCCTGCGTATTACATAAGTGCAGATATGAATAACAGCATGACCTACCAAAATATTTTAGATGGCCGTAAAGAATTCGTAGCGTATTCATTACAGCCATTTATTAGCGCAATCGAAAACCGTTTAAGTATGGATGATTTAACTGCTCACGGTAATCGTGTTCGCTTTGCTGTAGATGAAACTTTCCTACGCGCGGATACTATGGCGCGTTTAGATGCAATCGAAAAAATGTTAAACCTTGGCTTGATCGATGTTGCACAAGCACAAGAGATGGAACAATTAACGCCAAATGGATCAGGAGATACAGTCAATGTTGCACCTAACGTTTAGTAATAACATCGAGGCGGCCGATACTGAACGCCGTGTAATTTCAGGCAAGATCGCGCCATACGGTGAAGTTGGTTATACATCCGCTGGCGCAGTTGTATTTGAACGCGGATCTATTGCAATTCCAGATGCATCAAAAATCAAATTGCTTATGCAGCATGACAGCACAAAGCCAGTAGGTCGCGCTATGAATTTTAGCGATGCTACCGATGGCATTTATGCATCTTTCAAAATTTCAGGCAGCACCCGGGGACAGGATGCGCTTGTACTTGCTCAGGAAAACCTAGTATCGGGCTTATCCGTTGGCGTAGATGTAACTGCGTCAAAGCCGATGAAGGGGTACCTGTTAGTAACCGCTGCAGTCTTAAAAGAAGTGAGCCTTGTGGAGTCGGCCGCTTTTTCATCAGCGGCGGTCACTGATATTGCAGCTGCTAAAGCTGCATTAGAGGCAGCAACCAGTAACAGCACAAAAACAACAACGATCAATACGACAATCGTAGAAATCGAAACCGAAACCGAAACCGAAACCGAAAGCGAGGCAGCTGTGACTACAGCCCCTATTGATACACCGGATGTACCGGCAGAGAAGGCAACCGAGGCTGCACCAGTTGAAGCAGCTCGCCCTATTATTCGCCCATCCGTATTAGACAGCCAAACAGTTCGTACACCGATTACATCGATGGCGAAGTACACAGAGCATAAGATCAAGGCCGCCATGGGCGATCGTGATTCAATCCTTTATGTAACAGCTGCAGATGATTCATTTACTACTAACCCTGCATTTAATCCAACACAGTACCTATCTGAGTTCGTATCTAACACAAACTTTGATACACCTATGATTAACGCGCTTTCACAAGGCGTTCTCCCAAATTCTGGTATGACAATTTCCATCCCGTCATTGGTTACATCTGCCGGCGGCCAAAATGGCGTAGCACCTGTTGTAACTGTTGAAGCCGAAGCTGGCGCAGTTCAAAACACAGGTATGGTTACAGAATACCTAAACGGAACAGTTAAAAAGTATTCAGGTATGAACACACTAAGCATCGAGCTTTTGGAAAGATCAGATCCGAATTTTTATCAGGAATTGACTAACCAATTACAGCGAGCTTATTCTCTTGCTACCGATGCTGCAGTAATCGCAGACGTAGTAGCAGGCGGCGTACAAGGTACTGCAGTAGCAGCTACATCCGCTGGCATCATCTCTTACGTTTCAACAGAGTCAGCAAACGTTTACAAGAACACAAGCTACTTTGCTAAGAACTACGTCGCTGGCCCATCACAATGGTCACTACTAATGGGTGCGACTGATTCAACAGGCCGCCCAATTTACAACGCAGCGCAGCCAATGAACTCAGGTGGACTTTCAACACCTACATCTATTCGCGGCAACGTACTTGGCCTCGATCTATATGTCGATCATCAAATGGTTTCAACCACAATCGATGACTCAGCATTTATCGTTGCCCCTGAAGCGATGACTGTTTACCGTAGCCCACAGGCTTACATGTCAGTAAACGTAGTTTCAAACCTACAAATCCAGGTAGCGATTTACGGATTTATGGCCACCATCGTCAAGATGCCTAAGGGTCTAGTTCGTTACAATCTAACCTGATCAATAACCCTAATAGTCGGTGGGCGATTAGCCCTTTCGCCCACCGACCCCTATTTAAGTAAGGAGTTCCGATTATGGCCGCTACATATGTAACTGTTGCCGAGCTGCGTTCAAATCTCGGAATTGGAAGTCTTTATAGCGATAGTACGGTCGAGGAGTGCTGCCAAGCCGCGCAAGATCAAATTAACAGTTTCCTTTGGTTTGATACTGCGCCAGTCGTGGGGACTGCATTGGTAAGTAATGTTGCCACCGTAATGTTAGCCAACCCCGGCTTATTTACCGTTGGAGAATCGGTAACTATTGCCGGGGCTGGTTCAACATTTAACGGCACTTATACAATTACTGCCACGCTACCGTTTAGCACAGGCACTACTAATTTATTGCCAGCATTTAATATGCAGCTAAACTATTATCAATACCCACAAGGTTATAGTTTTATTCAATACGCTAAGACTGCAGCGGATCAAAATTTCAGGCGTGTAGTGCCATCGGGTAGCGCGCTAGGTGCAGATACAAAGACAGCCACCTACGTCAATACCGCAAGCGTTCGCGAAAGTGCGATGATCTTGGCAGTAGATATTTGGCAGGCTCGCCAGGTATCTCAGACTGGCGGCGTAGGATTAGATGGCTTTAGCCCTAGCCCGTACCGCATGGGCAACAGCATGATAGGCAAAATTAGGGGCTTACTAGCCCCGTATCAAAATCCGAATAGCATGGTGGGGTAAATGCCTACACCTGCTATTACTACATTACGCGCAACCGTTGCAGCTGCACTTACTAATGCTGGAGTTTGGAGCACGTTCGATTTTCCACCTGCAACGATCCTTGCTAATAGTTGCATCGTTGCGCCAAATGATCCGTACTTGGAAACTAGCAATAACAGCCAGTCGGTTATTTCACCTAAAGTAAACCTGAAAATTATTTTATGTGTGCCAATGTTTGATAACCAAGGCAATTTGAACGGCATCGAGGATTTCATTGTACAAGCGTTTAATAAACTATCATCATCTGCGATAGTTTTTAATATAACAAGTGTTAGTGCGCCATCGGTGCTAAACGCAGCAAGCGGCGATTTACTAACTGCAGATATGTCCATAACAGTACTAAGTACCTGGGGGTAAAAAATGACTGATAAAGATACAGAGTTAGCTTGGCTAATTAAAGTTGGTCAAGTGAAAGAAAACGCAACACCATCTAAAGCCACTACAAAAACAGACGAGGAATAAACAAAATGGCAATTTATCTAAATAATAATGTTGGCGTTAAACTTGCCACAGCGGCCGCGCCAACAGTACCTAGCATTGATATTAGTAGTTATGTAACGGCTGTAACCCTTACACAAATTTGGGATGAGCTTGAAGTCACGACCATGGGCGATCTTTCTCATCGTTATACTGCTGGATTGCAAGCTGCGACATTTTCAATCGATTTTCTAAACGATTGGGCAACAAGTCAAGTTATGCAAACATTAAACGCTGCTGCTGGTCAAACTTTAGCCGTGTCAATGATTACCGTAAAAGGTACAGCCGTATCAGCTGCTAATCCTTCATACCAATTTAATATTTTGGTAAATAACCTAACACCTGTGGGTAGCGGTGGCGTAGCCGATGAAGCTGCATCCAGCCTATCTTTCACAGTTAATTCCGTTGTAACCGTATCACCTACGGTTGCGTTCTAACCTAAATACGAAAGGGCAAACAAATGGCAAAACTCAAAATAACAAGGGCAACTGGCGAGGTAACTGAGCATCAAATTACGCCGTCAATCGAGTACGCCTTTGAATTGTATAAAGGTAAAGGTTTTCATAAATGCTTTGTTGAGGATCAAAAGCAAACCGATGTTTATTGGTTGGCTTATGAGTGTCTAAAACGAGCAGCAGTAACAATTCCGCTATTTGGCGCAGAGTTCATGGACATGCTTGCCAAGGTGGAAGTGTTAGATGATGACCCGGAACTATAGGGCGCGATTCATTTACTTATCTGATCGCACGGATCAGTTTGGAAACAAGTATCGCGCCACAGTATTTAATTGAACTAGATCGTAGGATGTTGCAAGCGATGTTAATGGGATTAAAAGACCGTAACAAGGAGGCAAGAAATGCCAGTCGAGGTAAAGGGCGCAATAGAACTGCGTAAAGCCTTGCGCGCCTATGCCCCTGATCTTGCAAAATTAGTTACTAAGGAAATGGGATTCGCCTTACGGCCAGTCGCTAAAGCTGCTCGCGGCTATGCCGTAGGCGATTCTCAAATCCTAAGTAATTGGCTACCTAAAACAAACGGCCAAGGTAAGTTCCCAACTTATAACGGTAAAGTTGTAGATGCAGGCATCGGGTATAAGACATCGCCAAGTAAAGCAAACACACGAGGTTTTAGATCGTTAGCTAAGTTATTTAACAAATCTGCAGCAGGTGCTATTTATGAAACTGCTGGCCGAGTAACGCCTAGCAGCGTATTTGTGCAAAATCTAAATAACAAAACTGGCGGTCAGATGAAGGGATCGCAGAAAATGCAAGGGCGCGTTTTATATCGTGCCTATGAGGAAAACCAAGGCAGGGCGCAAGATGGCGTTTTACGCGCTATTGAACAGGCCAGAGTAAGACTTAACAACCGATCTAAGGTGGTGAAGTAATGGCCTCTAATATAGTCATTGATATTGCCGCCGAGTTCACAGGCAAAAAGGCATTTAGCCAAACTGAAAAGGCTATTGATAAGCTAGGTAAAAGACTTAAAGGCGCGTTAATTGGCGGCTCAATTCTTGCCCTAACTAATCAAGCCATAAAGGCGTTTGCCGAGGAGGAAAAGTCTGCCAAGTTACTTGCTAACACACTTGGAAATCTTGGCTTTGGCATGGCTACACAATCGGTCGAAGCCTTTATTGGTCAGCTGCAACTAGCTACAGGCGTGTCCGATTCTGAGTTACGCCCTGCTATGGCTAAGTTAGTTCAAACCCTTGGCTCGGTAGCCTTGGCGCAAGATGCTTTAACCCTGGCGATGGATGTAAGCGCAGCTAGTGGAATTGACTTAAATACCGTTGTATCAGATTTAGCAGCTGCTCAGTTGGGTAATTACAAGGGATTAAAGAAATATGCCCTTGGCCTTACACAACTTGAGCTTAAAACCATGTCTGCAACCGAGATAATGGCTCGATTCAATGACATATTTGGCGGCGGTGCAGCGGTAGCAGCCGATACTTTTGCGGGTAAATTAGCCCGTATTAAGGTTGCCTTAGATGAGGCTAAAGAGTCATTAGGTAAAGGCATTATTGATGCTTTAATGGTTGCAACAGGATCGCAAGATATTGAAGTATTGCAACAGAAAATAATTGATTTTGGCAAATATGCTGGCGAGTCGGTTGCCAAATTAGGTAAAACCTTTAACGATTTCTTGCCAGTTATTAAAACAGTCGGTGCAGCTTTCGCCGGTTTATGGACTATTGGCAAGATTCAAGCTGGCGTTAGTGCTTTGATCAGGATACTTGGCGGTATTAATAAGGCTATGAAAGCCTTACGCGTTACGGCAATTACGACTGCTATTGCTGAAGCGTTTGTACTTAATCCTTTAGGCGGCGTGGCTGTTGCAGCTGGCATTATTGCGGTAATTGCTGCAGTAGGTGTTGCAGTAGATGGCCTTGATGCTAAATGGGCAGCATTAAGCAAAAAACAAACTGATTTCTTAGGTGCAACCGATGGCTTAAAGTTTGGTGAACGTTTTGATTTAACTAAGTACAAAAAATTACAGGCAGAAGCTAAAAAACAAGCTGCAATCGATAAGAAAAATGCCGATGCCTTAAAAAAGGCTGAGGCTGCAGCTGCGGCCGAACGTGCAAGACAGGCCAAACTAGAGTTAGCGGCTAAGCAAAAATCAGAGAAATTAGCCAAGGCATCTGCCATGTTTGATCTTGATAAGATTCAAGTAGCAGCAGCCCTTAAAGGCAAAATTACCGATGAGGAAAAACTACGCCTGCAGTTACAGCAAGCAATCCTAAATGAAAACGATGAACTAGCAGATAAGTTACAACAAAAACTAGAGGCATCACAGATTGCCACGGCCAAGTTAAGTGCTGAAATCAAGGGCATTAAGCCTGGCGTAAATCCCTTTGATGCATGGCTAAATAAATTGGATGAGATAGCGGCAGCATTAGGTGTCATCGCTGGCGTAACCTTTAACCCTAGTCAGAATAAAGATCGTAACTATGATACTAAAACTGGCGCAGCAGGTGCAGGTGCCGGTACAGGTGGTGGCGGCGGTGGCGGCGGTGGCGGCGGTGGCGGCGTAAGCGGTATTGTTTCAACTCAGGAAGAACCACTACCATATGTACCGACATCATGGTGGGATTTAGAAAATATGTTTCCTGTCATAACAAAAAATTCTGCTAACAATAATGCTAGTAATTTACCACCAAGCATTACGGTAAATGTCGAGGCTGGTACGTTAGTTATGCAAGATGAGTTAGTAAGTCTTATTAACGATGCTGTAGTTGCAGCTAACAAAAATGGGTATATTCAGTTACCCAATGGGGCGATTGCAGGATAATGACACTTCCAGTAATTAACGCAGTAATTAATTTTAGTACAGGCGCATCTACTGGCCAACCATTTATAATTGGCGAAGGCATTTTTGGTACTAACGTATTAGCAGACTCGTCACAAGCTGCATTGATTGTGGATGTCAGTAATGTAGTAGATAGTGTTACAACTAAGCGCGGCCGCAATCCGCAAGTCGATGAATTTCAAACAGGCACAATGACTTTACGCATTGTCGATCAAAATGGCGATTTTAATCCACAAAACCCATCTAGTCCTTACTACGGTTATTTAACGCCTATGCGTAAGGTGGCAATATCGGCTACCTATAACGGCACTACCTATCCAATATTTAGTGGTTTTATTACCAATTACACTACGACTACGCCACGCACGGCTACCGATGTAGTTTATACAACTATCCAAGCCGTTGATGCGCAGCGTTTATTTCAAAATGCTCAGATCAGTACAGTTACAGGTGCGGCTGCTAATGATTTAAGTGGCACAAGAATTAACCAAATTTTGAACACAATTTCATGGCCAAATTCTATGCGCGACGTAGATACGGGTTTAACAAATTTGCAAAACGATCCTGGTACAGCGCGTACTGCACTAGCTGCGTTGCAAACAGTAGCCAATAGCGAATACGGCGCAATATATGTAAATGCATCGGGATCGTTAGTTTTTCAAGATAGATCAGTTACCACAGGTAGCGTTGCAGGTACGCCTACAGTATTTAATGATAATGGTAGCGATATTAGCTACGCTAACGCTGTTTGGCGTTTGGATGATACTTTGGTATTTAACCAAGCAAACGTTACTCGCACGGGCGGTAGCGTTCAGTCTGCAGTAAATGCAGCTAGTGTTACCAAATATTTTGCTCATACTTATAATGTTCAGAATTTGTTAATGACTACGGATGCTGAAGCACTTGATTATGCGCGCGCTTATGTTGCAAGCCGTGCAGAAACTAGCGTTAGATGTGATTTAATCGAACTCGATCTATACACAGCCAATTATAACGCTGGCATTACTGCTGCCTTGTCGCTTGATTTTTTTGATAATGTAACCATAACTACGAATCAGCCAGGGGCATCTACCCTTACAAAAACATTACAAGTATTCGGCGTATCTCATACAGTTACACCGAATCGCTGGCGAACTTTTTTTACTACGCTTGAACCTGTGATAGATGGCTTTATAATTGGCAATACAAATTACGGAGTTTTAAACACTAATGTACTTTCATACTAAGGAGAAAAAATAAATGGCTACAGGATTTCCAGCAGCTACAGGTGATGTGCTAACAAGTTCAATGTTTAATGGACTGGTAGCCTTTACGATAAACGCGCAAACAGGTACTACTTATACAGCAGTTTCAACCGATCAATATCAGGTACTTGTGACTATGAATAACGCATCGGCTAATATTTTTTATATACCAACAGATGCTACTTATGCATTTCCAACTGGTACTGCAATTACAGTATTACAAATTGGCGCAGGCGTTACAACTATTACAGCTACAACGCCAGGTACAACTACAATTACAAGCGCAGGCGGTACATCTGCATCGCCAGTTTTGGCACGTTACAAAGCTGCAGTATGCGTAAAAACTGGCACTAATGCATGGACAATTATGGGCGCGGTGGCCTAATGATTACTAGCGCACTTGCTGCAGTAGGCGGCGTTTTTTTTACCGCAACAGGTGGCACAGTTGTTACTTCAGGCGGTTTTAAGTATCACACGTTTACAAGTAATGGAACTTTTGCCGTATCTAGCGGTACTAAATCAGTTGAAGTTTTAGTAGTTGCAGGCGGTGGCGGCGGTGGAGCATTTCAAAACGGCGGCGGCGGTGCAGGTGGAGTTTGTTACCATGCTGGCAAAACAGTTACTTCAGGCAATTACACAGTAACTATTGGCGGTGGCGGCAACGGTGCAGTACAAAGTGGCGCAGTTGGCACTAATGGCAGTAACTCAGTCATGGATACAATTACAGCAAACGGTGGCGGTCGAGGTGGCAACCGTTCAGCTGGCGAAAATAACAGCTCAGCAGGTGGATCAGGTGGCGGCGGCGGTTATGGCGGCGGTGCATCTACGCCTGGCGGTGCTAGTAATCAAGGCGCAAGCGGCGGGGCAACTGGATATGGTTTTGCTGGCGGTAATGGATATTACGACAGCGGCTCAGGCGCAGGCGGTAATGCTGGCGGCGGTGGCTCAGGTGCAGTTGGAAATACGCCAACTAACGATCAAGGTGCAACAGGTGGCGCAGGTAAAAATACATGGAGTACATGGGCTACAGCTACTTCAACAGGTGTTAGCGGTTTTTACGCTGGCGGTGGCGGCGGTGGTCGTAATGGTGGGGCTGGTCAAGCAGGCGGATCAGGTGGCGGTGGCCAAGGCGGTGGCACAAGCGCGGCGGTGGCTGGTACAACAAATGCTGGCGGCGGCGGTGGCGGCGGCGGTAATAACGGCGGTGCTAACCAAAACGGTGCTAATGGTGGATCAGGTATTGTAATTGTGAGGTATGCGGTATGAGTCATTGGGCAGAAATTGATGAAAATAATATTGTTTTGCGCGTTCTTGTAGGCGATAACAATGACCCTAACGGCGATGAAGGCTATCAATGGTTATTAGATAATCTTGGCGGTACATGGGTTAAAACAAGTTATAACGGTACAATACGCAAAAACTATGCTGGCATTGGTTATACCTACGATGTAGATCGTGATGCGTTTATTGCGCCTAAACCTGACAAAGCTACAGGATTTGATGAAACTACTTGCCAATGGATAGTGCCAAATGTCAGCAATTAGTTATAACGGTTGGCCTGCCAGCAATAAACCTGAGTCGATCCGTATCAAGTCTTACGCAATCAAAGGTAGTAACGTTAAATTGCGCTGCGCCTATTTTGCTGC